AGAAAAGCCGTAGAAGACTACGATAATAAAAACCAAGAAGCCAAAACATCGCCGAGCTACCACTATTGCTGCCATGGATTTTGCCACTCTAAAGCTCTGCCCGGCTTAAAATACTGCCGCGAGCACGGCTTCAAGTCCGATAACCGCGACGAATAAACGGTTTTGAGAATCGCCCCGGCCGTGTCACTATCGCTTCCAGTATGGCTAGAAAAATCAAAATCTTTGAACTCCGACCAGTCTACGTCTTCACAGCTGAAACCGTAACAGACGCCGCTAAGTTCATTAACCGAGATAGAGCCAACACCCACCGAATGCTTAGAGACAAAGGCAAAAAAGAAAAGAAATTCCTCGTAGAATACGCCGAGCCAGAACCGAGTAGTCTCAAAGAAAAGTATAAGCGCAAAAAGAAATAGCTTGAGTCATCTCCGCTACATAAGGTAGCGTCCTAAGGTCGTTCCACAGAAAATACTCACCGGATCGGGGTTCCATGGTCCAAGGCACAACTGGTTTGGTGAGTGTTTAAAAACAAGGGGGATCACAATGCTTATCGTTCCGAACGCTTGGCGATTACGAGATTTCTAGAGCGCAGGGGCGACTATGAACACGAACTGTTTTATTTATTATTGTCATAAACATGGCCCACAGGAAGGAACCGTTTGTTACCAATGCGTGGTTCCCGCTGCGCCAAGCCCGACACCATTCAAGTGTCCGGTATGCGACGGCACTGCTCTGGTATCGAAGCCGCCCGGAGTTGCTGGGGATCAGAAGGAGTGGGCTTCGTCGGGTGCAACTACTTGGCCTTGCCAGGCTTGTGAAAAGGGAGTGATCTGGGGATGACCACTACCATGGAAAGATTTAACGAAAGAGGACCGAACCAACGGAAACAAGTCCAGCCCCCTCTCATGGCTTCCGATCATCCATGACCGGCTTAGAACAAAGTTTAATCATCCTAATCGGTCTTGTCATCCCTTGCTCCGTAGGACTAGTCGTCACAACAGCCGTCCAATCACACTTCACCCCCCTTATGGCCAAACTCGTCGGCGGATTACTAGTCTCGGAAATCACCCTGCTCCTAATACTTGCCAATGTATAATCTAGAGCTAATAATCCCAGGACTCCCGAAGACCCAAAACCAACAGCTAAGACGCGGAGCCTTCTGGAATAATCAAAACGAAAAGAAGAAGTGGGAACGAATCATCCATCTCCTGACGCTTACCAACAAGCCCATGTATCCACTTAAAAAAGCTCAGATTGAACTAACCAGAATGTCTGCCCAAGCCCCAGACTACGACGGCCTTGTCGCTTCCTTCAAACCCGTCGTTGATGCCCTAGTGAAATGCCGCATACTAGACGACGACTCCATGGAACACCTACCGAACCCGTCTTACCTATGGACTAAAGCCCCAGCAAAGTTTGGAAAAATTAAGATTGTATTGAAAGAGTTACCGTGCCATCCTGACACCACAAGCGGGGTGTAACTCTTGGACTCTAAGCCTAGGGGCTATCTAAGTATAAAACGTAGACCTGGGCAGTACATAAACATCGGGAATCAAATCTCGATATTTATCTCAGGCGTTCAAGAACAAACCGTGAAAATAGGAATCAAAGCCCCTGGATTTCAAATCTTCAGGGGCCTTGAAGAACCAACTCTTGAGGTGGGTTTGCTGGTGCAAGGCAAGACAGCACCCGGTGCCGATAAATAACGTTAGGCTTCTTGCCTCTCGTTCGATTCGGGAACCCACACCTTGAGACTTAACCCAAAAAGGGACAAACTATGCCAGCCGGTAGACCTAGAAAAATAGACGATACACTCTGGACAAAAATTGAAGGCGCTCTGTTCGTTCATGCCACAGAAGTTGAATGCGCCGATCTCGCTAGCGTCTCCGTTGATACCATAGAGAGTGAGTGCAAACGACGCACCGGGATGAATTTCGCGGAGTACAGCAGACAAAAGCGGTCAACTGGCAAGGTCTCGTTAAGACGACTACAATTTGCTGCTGCTTCAAAAGGAAACCCCGCAATGCTTATCTGGCTCGGGAAACACTGGCTAGATCAATGGGACAAAGTTGAACAAAAGGTCACCCTAAGCGATGATGAGGAGAAGGCTATTGAAGCTATCAAGCAGGACCTCAAACAGTCGCTCAAGGATGACCTAGATGACGGACGATCTGATTAGAGAAATCATAGCCGCTATATTAACTTTCGCCGTGACATTCGGAGCCGTACAAACAAAAGTAACCAGGTTAGAAAAGCAAGTTGACCAACTAGACGCTACCCTTGATAGAACCAGAGAAACCTACGTCACAAACGCCGCCTTTGAGTCAGTCATCCGAGAACTCAAAGAAGAAAACAGGGAACTCCGAGGAGATATTAAGGAGATCCTATCGATCCTCACTAAAGAGCGCAGCAAAACTTGAGTATCAGGCCGTCAAAAGCTTTGCCTCAGAGCACTATAAAGAATCGCTATACCGCTTTGCGAAATACGTCTTAGATTATCGGGATGTCGTGCCTCACGCTCACGGCCGCATGATTAGGGCCTTGGAAGCCCCTACAAAGCGAAAACTCATCGTCATGCCTAGGGGGACCTTCAAAAGCTCAATCGCTTGTATAAGTTACCCTATGTGGCTCCTAGAGCATAACCCCAACCTGAGAATCTGTATCAACTCTGAGGTCTACTCAAATTCTAAGAAGTTTATTTCTCAGATAAAATCACACTATGAGTCAGAGAAGTTCCGCCTCATCTTCGGTGACCGAATAGGATCAGACAACTGGACTCAATCAGAACTTACCCTCTCAACTAGGACAAAAAAGTTAAAAGAGCCTAGTCTAAGCGCGTCAGCCATTTCAACGGCCCGCGTCGGGCAGCACTATGATTGCTATGTCCATGACGATTTGAACTCGGACAAAAACTCAGCCAATCAGGACCAAAGAGAAAAGGTTTGGAATCACTACCGAATGGCGCTATCCATTTTAGAACCTGACGGAATCCTGGTCCTTGTCGGTACCCGCTATAGCGCAGACGACGTGATCGGGATGGTAAGCCAGCATGAGCTTGAAATAGATCAAGGCGAACTCTGGAAATACTCAGGTAAAACAGTAGGAGACTAACCAATGCTAAATGACGGCGAACTAAAGAACTGGCCCGAATGGGAAAAATCATACCTAGACGTAGCTGACTGCCTCGTTAGAGCCGACGAAATAGAACGTGCTATGAAGATCCTCGGCGAAATGTTGCCCGCCTATTACCGAGACAACCCACCACCAGCCATCATCGCAGCTCGGGATAAAGTTCTCCAATATGCTCAAAATTTAGAGGATTACTCAACAAACCCATTAGACCAAGACGTCTCGGTCTCTAAGTCCGTCTGGATGTTTCATAACCTACGAGCAAAGCTCATCCTTGCGGACGTTCAAAAGTTTAATTCTCAAGGAATTACACCTAACCTCTTAGAGTTCGGACCGGGCGAGTATTGGCTCCCTATTGGCCTTAAAGAAAACAAATGTCAGTTTAAGTACAAAGCCCTTGGTGTTCACGATACAGCTAGAGCTAAAGCTAAAGACATCCTTGGTGACATGATGGTTGAAGCGTTTGATTCAAACCCGATCATGTATATCTCTTGCGAAATTATTGAACACCTCTGGAACGTAGACGAGATCCGGCAAAACCTAGTTAAGCTAGACGTTAAACCTAAAATCATTCACGTCAGCACACCAAAATACACGCCGCACAACGGCGAGCCACCAAGGGGATGGAAGGGTGAGGCAGGGGGCGGAGGGCACCTCCGGATGTATACGCCTCATGAGTTTCAAGGCGTTGTTAGAAACCTCTTTCCGGAGTACGATTGGCGTTGGTACGATAACTTTATTCAACATATGCGGGGTGAGCTACCTAACGGCTCACAAGTGGGGTTCAAAACAAATGGCTCGTGAGTTACTAGGACAAACAATCTCGGCGTTTACTACATCCGTTCAAACCGGCGGTGCTCAGCGATTCACAGCACTCCCAGGACAAATCGGAATCATGTTCCGATACCTAGCTGGATCAACCCTTGAGGTCGGAGGGGCATCACTCACTTCTGGGGCGGGGTATATTTTAAGTGCAAACACCAACGCTTACCCGGTGTTTTTCCCATGCACTGGTGATGTTTACATGATCGCAACAGGAGCAACTAGCACAGTTACCGGATTTAGATTGGTAGGACCACAGAATCCAGGGAGCTTAGGCTAATGTATCTCAATTGGCTTGATAAGGTTGGAGCGTTTAACGGCTCGGTGCTAGTTACCGCCGGTGGCGCGAGCGGAGTGGTTCAGTGTGTGGCCGGACAGATGGGATTTCTCGTGCGATACATCGCTGGATGCTCTCTTGAGTTTGGTGGCCCGAGTCTTACCCCAGGTAATGGATTCGTGATGGGTGGGGCTGTTCACTACACCCCAATTCCAATCATCGGAGACCTTTACTATACAGCGACCGGAACAACGACTTGCACATGGTCTTTTTTGCGCGTGTTTTCTGAAGGAAACCCTGGAAGTGGTGGATGAGTCAAGACCGGCGAGACATTCATGGACTGGAAGGATTTCGCTTTAGCGTTGGCTTGTCTACTATTATTGGCGTCACTGTGGTGGCTGGTCTCAATGCCTCTGTGTTCAAGTACTTTTCAGGTGGTTCCTTGGAGATAGTAACAGGATCAACACCTATTCCCTGGGGGCTTGGGTATCTTTACGGTACGAGTGAGGCTGTGCAGATTGATAACTCTACAACTGTTTACTTCGCAGCGACTGGCTCAACGGCAACCGTCATGGCGCTAAGAGGTAGATCGGCAGGTACCTAAGTGCCGCGTTTATGGATCACCGGACCTTCAGCAAGTAACGTCAACAGCTTTGCGTTTATTCAGCCGGATCTCGGCACAACTCCAGCGGCTGACTCACCAACCGATACACTTATTCTCACCAGCTCAGATAGTTCTATTACTATCACCGGAAATTCGACCACGGATACGATTGATCTAGTATGGAACGGAGCTGTAGCTGGAGATGTCGTAGGCCCAGCGTCTAGCACCGACAACGCGATTGTAAGATTTGACGGAACAACCGGAAAATTAATTCAGAACTCAGCCGTCCAAATAGACGATACCACCGGACGAATCACGCCGACCACAAGCAACGCTAACCTAATTATTGACGGTAACGGCACAGGAGTTGTTCAGCACAATACAGGCGCTACGTCTTATCAAATGCCCAAGGACAGGCCAGCGGGTGGAACGCCAGGGCCGTTTGTTTTGCGAAGTCTTCCATCAACCGGCGACTGTAGCTGGTACGATATTGGATCGGCGCTACTTCCTTACTGGCAAGTAGTTTATGACTCCTCGTCTATCACGGGAGAATATTTTACTGTAGACAACACGAATAAGGGTCTTCGGATACGCGATGCCGCTACACCAATCACCGGCGTCTTGTTTGCGGTTAGAGACAACGCCGAAACAACAAACTACTTTTACGTTGACTCGTCCGGCATTAAAGCGACCAACGCAAACGTCGGTCAAGGTGAGGCAACTTACTCGCTAAATGGGGTAACAAATACCCCGCGCGCTCAGGTCGCAGACGTAAACACGGGGGCCACAAACGGCGGTTTGTTTGTGCCGATGGCCTCAGCCACTACCAGCGTAGCTCCGCGAATAGAGTTTCTGCGCAGCGAAGGGGCAAGCCTTTCGAGTCCGACAGGTATTAGCGGTAGTGGGACCATACTGGGGCAGATTAGAGCGGGCGGATATGACGGCACGTCCTCATACAGAACTGGGGCGTTGATTCGGTTTGAGTCCGACGGGGTGTATTCAGCCACGAGTACGCCGGGAGGCATACGGTTTTTTACAACCACAAGTGGCACCGCTACGGCTACGCAGAAACTATATTTAAACAACGCAGGAAAACTGTTTTTTGGGTCAGCAGAGGCGGCATCCATCCAGTACAGCACGAACTTAATTATTAACCCTCAGGAGTCTGGCTCTGGGTTTGTTTATATCGGTGATGGATCAACGCCGAGAAACCTTCAGGCAGCAAGAATGGGCCTCGGAACGGATGCCCCATCCAGCGTGCGCATTATTTCAGCGAATCTCACTGACTCAACAGTGTCAACCGGGATGTTATTGACGCTGGTTCATACCGGATCAACGTCTGCAATGCGGTGTTTGAACTTTACTGCTACGCACTCTGGGTCACCAGCCTCGCCATCGGCTTCTAGTCTATTTACGTCAAACCACACGGTAGACCCAACCGGCACCGTTACGATGATCGGGATTCAGGCACAGCCAGGAACCCTAGTGGCAAACACGCAGGGCACAAGGCTCTATTATGGGTTTCGGGCCATTATTCAGGACGGCGGCCTTACCCATACCGGTGGCACTCACAGACTGTACGGCTTAAAGGTGAACCCGCTTCCGTCTTTTTCAGGTGGTGCAACTGTTACTGGTTGGGCGATCAACGTTGAAGACGACATACAGGTAGCAAGCGACAAAAAGATCATTTTTGAAGGGTCAGACACCGTTAAGGGCGACACCTATTGGGTTTATGACTCGGGAGCGCTGGAAGCCCAACTATGGGTCAATGGTGTTAAAGTCGTCGGGTCTACGAGCACGACCGTTACATCGTATGTGTCAACCTCGGGCTTTGGTGGCAACGCTGTTTCTGTAACTGTAGACTTTGGCTCGGTTGGCGGCGGTGAGTCAGATCAAGTTACTACTACGGTGGCGGCAGCGTGGGTCGGGGCGTCTACTAAGATTGTCTGTACTCCTTTTGCGGTAACCACAGCGGACCATGACCCGGATGATTATGCGGCTGAGGAAATAGTCGCTTATGCTACAAATATTAGTGCAGGTGTCGGTTTTGACGTTATAACTAAGGCTCCAAATGGTAGCTTTGGGCAATATGTTATTCATTGCGTTGGGGTGTAATAAATGAGCGTAATTATCAAATCAGGTTCATCGGCTGATTTAGCTGGCGTTGATGCCAACAACAATTTGAAGGTGAATACGCCGACAGATATTGATCAAGCGGGGTATTCCGCAGCGATTGGCGAGGTTCACGACGGTAGCTCAGGACTTGCAAGGTTTTCTAGGGCGCTAGACGTCTCAGATGATTACCGATTGCGCGTCGGCGTTGATTCGCTCATGTGGCAAGACAACTTTACACACACGACTTTCAACACTTCGACTTACGCTGGAACTACATCAACCATGACAGTAGCTCTGAGCGGCGGATATATGGTTATGAACTCCGGTAACTCCGTGGCCTCTGGTGCTGTAGCGCGGGTTCAGACCTATAAGACGTTTCCGATGTTTGGAACTTATCCGCTTTATGTGGAGTTTTGGGCTAGATTCTCAACAGCTCCGCAGACCAACAACGTAGCTGAGCTTGGGTTGGGTCTAGCGTCTGGAACTACGACACCGACGGACGGGGTTTATTTCAAACTCAATAGCTCAGGCGTGCTTCAGGGAATCGTTAACTATAACGGTGTGGAAACCGCAGCAACAGGGACGTTGCCAACAATCACTGTAAACCAGGTCTATCATTTTCTTATCGTCATGAATAACGACCGTGTAGAGTTTTGGGTTGATGACGTTCTCTACGCAGCAGCGGACCGTCCAACCACGGCTCCCGCTTTGAGCCAGTGTTATGCGCTTCCAATACTCACACGGATTTTTAACAGCGCGGCTGTTGGTTCGGCTCAGCGCTTAGAGATTAACGCCGTAAACATTTCAAACGGAGACATCAACAACACCCGTGATTGGGGTTCGGCGATGGTCGGCAACGGCTTCCATTGTATTTCAGCCCCACCTGGAGCAGCGGCTGGACAGACGGCGAACTCGGTTAATATTACAGGCCCGACGAACGCGACACTTTCAAATACGGCGGCGGGATACACCACGCTCGGCGGTCAGTTTGCTTTTTTGGCAGTGGGTGGAGCGGAAACGGACTACGCACTATTTGGTTATACGGTCCCTGCTGGAACGGCAGCGATCGCTGGTCGGTCGCTTTATATCACAGACATCAGCATTAGCACGATCAACACGGTTGTAGCGGTAGCGACTACGGCGACAGTGATGCAATGGGGTGTCGCGGTTGGATCTACCAACGTAAACATGACGACAACCGACTCAGCAACGGCTGCAGCGCGCGCCCCAAGAAGGCAATTGCTTGGGATTCAAACGTTTCCAGTGGGTGCAGCAGTGGGAGCGGCGGCAGAGAACCTAAACTTTACGTTTACGACTCCGCTTGTGTCAGAGCCGGGAACTATTGTTCACATCTTTTTAAAAATGCCTATTGCTACTGCGACTGCCACAGAGGTGTTCAGGGGTACTGTAAGAGTTAACGGATACTTTGAGTAATGGCTGACGTAACTGTTCTAGTGACGTTTAAAGAAGACGAGTATCCCGATATCAAAAGCGGGATGCTGGAAATCTATCCCAATACGTCGGCAGATGACGGCACTCCGGTAAGCGACGATAACTGGGTTTTAACTAGAATCCCTGTGATTTTAGGAGAGCTTGCGCGAGACGGCCTAAGACGAAAGGCAGTGCGGTTAGTAAGCGAGTCTCAATCTGTTCAGATAACTCCGACCGTTGATGCGACTCTGCCCGACGGCACAGTGATTTCAGGATAGGAGAATTTATGGCGACAATTCCAGTAAACGTAACAATTCCAGACGCCGAGGTTCCGACGCTTCTAGCCGCGCTTCAGGCGGTAATCCCTTTAATTGGTGGCGAAACTAGTACGCAATATGTAAAAAGAGTCGTGGGGATAATCCTAAAAGCGAAGATTAAACAGATCCTAGCTCAGCAGGCTTCGCAAGCAGCAGCACAAGCAGCGGCAGCAGCTCAAGGTGATCCACCAGTAACAACTTCATAGGAGGCAAAGAATGCAAGAACTACCGTCCAAGTCGTACAACATAGATTCAAAGACCCTAGCAGATACGCTAAATTATTTAGCGACGAGGCCCTACCGCGAGGTGGCAGCGTTTATTAATCTTCTTGCTAAGGATATTGAGGTAGGAAATGCCAAAGACTCGGCTAGTAGTGTTCACGAAGAACAACGCACGCGTCATAGTGAATCCTAGCAAAAGACAGATCAAGAGTTACCCAAACGCTCTCTTAAATCCAGATTTCAGCAAGGTTAGCAGAGCCAAGCCTCACTTTTGGAAGGTCAATGACAAGGGTGAGCTTGTAACTATGACAATATCAGAGCAGAAGGCTCGCTTGGCTCATATAGCGCAGTTTGGATTAGACAATGCGATTGTTCCTCGTGGAAGCTTTATGAGAAAGCTCAATGACCTGGCTGGTTATTTCGTTAAGTTCGTTTATTTCGTATTTCAACTAGCTCTAATCCTCTATGTGTTCTTCGTTATCTGGGTCGTTCATAAAGAGGACTGGGCACCAATTAAGATGCTTTGGAGCACCTTCTTTGGATGAAATGGTCAATAGTCTACGAAAAGGCAGAGCGAGCTGATGGATCGCTTCTATTTCCTGAGCGTCTTAGTCGCGAAAAGCTACTTGAACTCAAGAAGGCGGCAGGTTCTTATCACTTCGCGAACCAATACCAAAATGAAATTATACCCCTTGAAGACCGCAAGCTTAAACCCGAGTGGCTTAGGTATTTCAAAGAACTCCCAGCTAAGGTTCATACGTTTGCGTTTATTGACCCTGCTCTATCAGAGACTTCTAACGCTGACTTCACAGCATTATGCGTTATTCAAGTTGATGCAAATGAAACGTGGTATCTCACCCATGCCCAGCGATTCAAAATCAACCCGACCCAAGTGGTTCAACTAGTCTTTGACGTTTATAGCCAGCTCAAACCAAAATCCATTGGCATAGAAGATGTGGCATATCAAAAGGCGCTCCTATACATGATTGAAGAAGAAAAGCGAAGACGCCATGTGCCAGAGTTACCAGTCGTTGGGATTAAACCGACTCCAGATAAAACTAAGGAAATGAGGATCAGTGGTTTAGTCCCTAGATTTGAATGGAATCGTTTACTTATTGCCCAAGGTCTGACAGATTTTGAAATAGAATACAACCAATTCCCACGGGGGGCACATGACGATCTCCTAGACGCATTAGCGTACATGGAAAAAATCGTATTTTACCCCGAGAAAGAGAAACCAAAGAATGTTCAACCTAACCCGCAAGACTCAGGATACGAAGACTGGTACAGAAACCAGCTCATCGCTAAATCAAACAGAAATGCCAATGAATACGACGACACTTGAACAAACTGACCCTACTGCTGTTTTTGGAGAGCACCAGGACACCTCAAAGATTCCAGCTCATAAAACTGATCCAAAAGCCTTTGATATTGATCCAACTAAAGAGACCAGACATGAATTTGAGTCTCGTATTGCTGAAGCCTTAGCTAGAGGTGATACGGAGTTAGAAACCACACCAGAGATTATCAAACTCTATAACCCAGGAGGCACAGGGACGGTGTCCCATTTCTTCTATAAAAACATCATGGTCTACCCTTACGGGGAACTTAATAAAATTAAAGAAGAAATGTCGGTTCAACTAGGTCGTAAAACATATGGTCCATCCGAAGGGCTAGTGGAGGGATTCTAGTGACCGCTGCTTTTTTCGCACTTCTCGGTTACACTATCATCCGAGAAGTCATGTATTATGTCACGACGCAAAAGCTTGTGAACAAGCTCATGAGCCGTGATTTTGTTTCGTATCAGTATGGGCAAAAAGCCGATTGGGGGACCAAAAAGGTCGAAGCTAAAGAAAGTGCCCCTGAATCAACCGAAGATTTAGGAGTTCTTTCTGACTACGCAGCGACCTAATGGAAATATCAGACGCACTAGAAGGCAATGATAAGTTTGATGACTTTGCGGCTAAACAGGCGGAAAAAAAACTCGCCGCCTGGGTTCAGACTAAAGCCCTAGAAGCTCGTCAATCTACAGCTAGAACAGCAAATGAAGCCATCTGGCTAACGAACGTCGCAGCTCTGCTCGGATATAGTAACGTCGCCTACAACTCATCAACAAGGCGCTTTGAGACCCTCGGCGCAAGTATCGGGACAATTGCCAAGAACAGAATCCATGTAAACAAGATCCTCCCAGCGATTCAAAACCGATGCTCAAGACTGGTTAAAAACAAACCAAAATATGATGTAAAACCAAACTCAAACGACCCAGAAGATAAGGAAGCAGCAGAGCTTTCACTTCAGGTGTTAGATTACGTCTGGGATACGCAAAACCTAGAGCGAAAACGAGTTGATACCGTCATGTGGGCACAACAGTGCGGTCACTCATATCTCAGAATCAGGTATGATGACACTTTAGGTAATCCCATGATTGATCCTATGAATGGTGAAGTGACTGGTTATGAGGGAGACATCGGGATTGATGTCATTTCAGCATTTGAGGTGTTCCAAGATCCACTAGCAAAAACCTTTGAAGAATCTACTTGGTTCATATGCGCTAAGATTAGAAAGCTAGACTATTTCAAATCGCAGTATGGCGAAAAGGGAGAGGAAGTAAAAGAAGATCAAAGCTTTTCACTCTCTAATCAGTATGAGGCTAGGATTCAGTCTCTCAATACACAAAGCCGAGGAATGAGTGGAACTCAGTCCATTCTAACTAACTCAGCGACAGAATACGTTTACTACGAGAAGCGCTCTAAAAAATATCCTCTCGGTAGGATGGTTATCACAGCAGGGGATGTTGTTTTAGAGGACAAACCACTACCCGTTGGCGATATTCCACTGGTTAAGTTTGACGACATCGTTGTCGCTGGAAAGTATTATTCAGAATCAGTCATCACACATCTTCGTCCTATCCAAGATCAATTCAACAGGCTTTATCAGAAGCGTGCTCAATGGGTTAACCAGCTCCTAGCCGGAAAGTATCTTGCCCCTCGTGGATCTGAGTTGATTAAAGAGGGCCTAAACGACTTATCAGGCGAGGTGGTTCACTTTACGCCAGTGCCAAATGCTGCGGAAGTTAGGCCATTAGACACACCACAGATTCCTGCATATGCCTACAAAGAAGAAGAAGCGCTTCAGGCTCAGCTAGATGACATTTCAGGAATCAACCAAGTATCACGAGGGCAGCTTCCATCATCCTCTATTCCGGCGATTGGGATGCAGTTCCTGACTGAGCAAGATGACACTCGTATTGGACTAGAAATTAGCAATCACGAAGAAGCTTATGCCAGGTTAGGAAAATTGATTCTTCAATATGCTCAGAAGTTTTATCAGACTGAGAGACTTCTCAAGGTTGGTGGATCCGGACTTGAGTATGCTGTTAAACCATTCACTGGTGCAGATCTTAAAAACAACACAGATGTGATCGTCATAAAAGGCTCCGCTCTACCTGGTAGTAAGACACTCAAGAGGCAAGAGGTTTTGAATCTATTTCAGGCTGGCCTCATGGGAGACCCAGCTGATCCAAAAACCAGAGAGCAAGTTCTTAACATGTTGGAGTTTGGCGATGTAGCTCAAGTATGGCGGGATCAAGCTCTTGATACGAACATGGCCAAGAAACAAATAGAACAAATTGAAGCTGGGATATATCCAAATATTGATGAGTTTGACAATCACACACTCATTCTCAAGGAGATGGAGCGGTTCAGGAAGTCAGACAAATTTGAGCGCCTCGCTCCCGAAATACAGGATCTCTATTTCCAGGTGCGAGAAGAGCATGTCCGACAAGCATCTGAGCTAGCCGACCCATCACTAAAGTTTCAAGAGGAGCAAGTGCAGGTTCAAGAGCAAATGGCTGAAGACCAGATGCTCGCTGATCAAATGGCCCAACAAGAAACGGCCGCAGAACAATTACAGCAAGGAGCACAATTACAATGATGCCAAGCGACCCAATGAAGGCAGCGTTAATGAAGAAACGTCAAGGACTCAATATCATCATCAACCTCGGAGGCGACAAAGAGGGAATGATGCATGAACAAAAGGAAATGATGGGTGAGTCCATGGAAAAAGAAGACGAAGACATGGAGTCAGAACAAGAAAATAAAAAGTCTGACCTAGCCCCCCCTACTAAAGAGTCCAAAGAGGCCACCAAAGAACAGTTAATGCAGGAAGCAGCAAAACAACCTGAAACCGCCAAAGACATGGGATGGTATGGCCGCGTTTCTAAAGCATTCGGAATGAAGGAGAGATAAATTTTGGAAAACCTAGAAGGTCAAACCCAAGAACTGGGAGCCGAACCAACAACAGAACAAGTTTCTACTCCAACGGAACAACCAGAGATCCTCGATCTCGGCTCTGTGGAGAAATTCAAGTGGGATGGCAAAGAGTGGACAACCCAAGCGCTTAAAAGCAGCGTTATGGCCCATTCAGACTATACCCGCAAGACACAAGAGCTTGCCGAGGAGCGAAAACAGTATCAGGAGCAATCCAGATATTGGAACGCTTTGGAGCATGATCTTAAAACACTCAGGGAGAACCCGCATTTGTATGGCGAGTTTCAGAAGCTCTACCCGAAGTCGTTTCACGGCTACGCTAAGTATGCGCTTCCGAACGGACTAGACGAAAAGCAGGAACCTAAGAGTGAGCAGGGATTACCGCCTGAGTTTAGGTCGGTAGCCGATAAAGTAGCCCAAATAGAATCGGAGATTTACGAGAGTAAGGTGGCGAGCCATCTTGCTACGATTGAATCTACGTTCGCGAAGCTTGGTGAAAAGTATCCTGAGACAAAAGACCCGGACATCCAGGAGTTAATCCTGGCCCGCGCTCAGACGCTCAGCGATAAAGGAACTAAGCTTACAGAGCAGGTTTGGGATCAGCTATTTAAATCGGTTAACGATAAGTTGACTCAACGGTTCCAGGCGAAAACAAAAGAACAAGTAACTAAACAAACCGAAGCTAATCGTGTGGCTAAAGATGCACCAAGCGGCGGTGGTATTCCTGGTCAGGCACCAGTTCAGTACAAGACCATTAAGGAAGCTACCAACGCGGCGCTAGAAGCAGCTATGCGAGGAGCTATATAAAAGGAGAGACAAATGCCTAATTCATTCCAGACAGTCTCGTCCGGGCTGGCCAATCTGAAGAATTTCTACGCAGGTACGATTAAGAGCCAGTTCAACGATAGCTGTCCTATTTACAAAGCCGCAGAAAAAGGTAAAGAACCTTGGAGCGGATTCCAGGTTGTGCGACCGGTCAAAGTCCGGCGTAATACTGGGATCGGAGCCGTTGCAGAGGGGGGCAACCTTCCTGCTATCGGGCGTCAAACCACGGTACAAGCCTTGATCGCAAACCGTAGTAATTACCTTAGGTTCGGTGTGAGCGCTCAGATGATCGCTGCAAGCAAGAACGATAAGGGAGCATATGTTCGCGAAGTCAGCTTTCAGATGTCTGAAGGTATGAAAGATCTCGTGAGCGATGTTAACCGCCAGTGTTCGTGGGATGGTACTGGAACGCTTGCGACCGTTTCAGCTAACGCGACTTCTAGCTCGGTTATTACCGTGACTGGTCGTGAGTCAGTTGAAGCAGGGAACAAGTTCCTTGATGTTGGTATGGTCGTAGATATCTATGACTCAACATTTGCCACCCTTAAAGCATCTGGCGTAGCGATTACGGCTCTGACTGGCACAACCACTGCAACGCTGACGCTTAGCGCTCCAGTGACGGTCGTGTCAACAGATGTCCTGATTCGCTCCGGCTCACAGGGTCAAGAGATTCAGGGAATCCTGACTCAGCTTGATGGTGGAACGACGACAGTGTTTAACGTTGATCGGTCGTTGTATCCAAGCTTCCAGGGCAACTCGGTCAACCTTTCGGGTGGTCAGTTGACTTTGGATGGCCTTCAGCAGGCATACAACGAAGCGCGTCGTAGAGGTAACGGTAAGATCTCAGTTCTATGGACTGATTTCGACACCGAACGCTTCTATACTAAGCTTCTTGCTGCCGATAAGCGTTATGTTAATACGGTTAAGGGTGACGGAGGCTTTACAAAGACCGAGAACTCTTATCTGGAATTTAACGGTTCGCCAGTTTGCCCAGACAAAGACAGCCCCCGCAGAGTGTT